AGATACTGGCTAAAATTGCGTATCTGCATGGCAGTTAAATCGCTGGTAGCGCAGCGAGTACGCACAAACTATAGACGGTTGTAGCTCAGGAGTAGAGCGACTGACAGTTAATCAGTAGGTCAATGGTGCGAATCCATTCAGCCGTCCCAATTAATATTAAGATGTAAGATGAAAGACGAAAGAAGTAAACCCGAAATTATCCGTAGTGTCCGCGATGGTGATAAGATGGTATTAGATTATCCTGAGTACACCAAGGAGCAGCTACAAAGCTGTTATGCAGCGTTCTCTGTCCGCGCCAGTGAGATCAACCGTGCGGAGGGTCGCCAACATTATCGCATAGCTAAGATCGCAGAGCTTAATCAGATAGTGATTATAGCTGAAACAGAATAATAACAACTTAAAATATACACAGGTATGGCTAAAGTAGAAACAAAAAGAGGATTTACGTTAGAGCGTTACGACGATTGGGTGTTCTATCAGAATGAAGGAGAGTCCAAGGCTGAGGCAAGATTGCCACATTTGGCTTATGACTGTCTGCTACATCATACAACGATGGAGCGTGGTAAGGAATACAAGGCAGCACTGACGCTCGACGTGTCTGATCAGGCGATGGATGTGCCTTTGCGTCCAGACTATTGCAGCGGAAAGCTGTTTGAGCACAACTTTGCTGAGACTACCCCAACAAAAAACGTGTTCTTAGGTTGGATTGTAAGGTGTAAGATGGATTATTACAAAGAAGGTCAGACTGATCTAACTTTCTATCTTGAACACCCAGGGAAAGGCACTCAGAGGATGCACGGAATCACTTTTGGATATGGTATGTTCTGGCATAATATGCCATCGGATATGCTTACAGATAGCGTTCCGCTCAATACACCAATGAAATGCAGATTAACAATAGAACTTATTGATTAAGAACGATGAAGGTAATGATGGAGCGTGAAGCTCTCGACAGGATTGTGCAGCAGGCCATGTTTCTCGGTCAGGTGCAGTATATGACTATGATTGAGCCCGATTCTGACAGGATAAAGCAGCGCGAGGCGAGGCGGTATCTTGTCAGGCGTGGCTATGATCCAAAGGTGCTTGACGAATGGGTGCAGCGTAAGTTTATCAACAGGCGTAAGGATGGCGAGGGTAACACTCCAGTTTACTACTCACTTAAAGAGATTCAGAGACAGATCACCGTCACAGAAATGGTGAAAGGGAATATAACTCAAATTATATAAGATATGACAGACTACAAAGACATTAACCTGTATCAGAAGATACAGAAGGTTTCCGATGAGATCAAGAACATCGAGAAGAACACGACCGTAGGCACTGGCAGCAGCGCATATAAGGCCGTTGCAGACATTGACGTGCTTTTGAAGGTAAAGCAGTCAGAAACGAAGTACGGATTGATAAGTATTCCTGTGAGACAGGAGCTTGTGCGTACAGATCAGGTGATGAAACAGAGTCGTGACGGTTATCAGACTGTCACGTTTGCCGATATCGTCAAAATGACTGTGAGAATTATCAATATTGATAATACGTCAGAGTACATCGACGTGGAGAGCTTTGGACGTGGCTTAGATTCAGGTGATAAAGGATTTGGAAAGGCTTCGACGTATGCGCGAAAGTACGCCCTTCTGAATGCCTACAAGATTGCCACTGGTGAGGATCCAGACGAGCAGGCTTCTCAGGAAATGGCAGTTAGCAATATCGACGAGATCCGTGCAGCTGTGACAAACTACTGCATGAACAATGCGAACTATTCAAGTCAGCTGTGCCAGTACTTTGGCTGTGCATCGGTTGACGAAATGAGCTCAGAACAGATCAAGCAGACGTTCAACAGTCTTAGAAAGAAAGGAATATTATGATATCAACGATGTATATTGGCAGCGGTGACGTTCACGCTCTGATGATGGGTAAGGACACAAAAGGACACCTTGCACTTCTGCAGCGTTTCGTCAGCGATGTCATACCATATTACAATGCCAAGGCGAGCCCGATAGACGCGCTTCGCACTGGTGCTATTCTCGAAGATCGGTATTACCTGACACTCCCCGACGGATATTTCCCTCAATTTGTCGTCAGGTCTGACGAAATGGACGTGTTCAAGTGCTCTTTGGACTTCGCCAAGCTTGAAGGTGGTAAGGTTATGGACTTCGACGAGCTGAAAACGATGTCCTTCAATGACTACCTTATGGAGGTGGAGCCGATCAAGGATGATAACGATGCCCTTATCGCTTATCTGAGAAAGAAACACAAGGCTTACTACTATCAGGTACAGGAACAGCTATTTTGCACTCACCTTGATTCATGTAACCTTGTTTTTCTGTCCGTACTGTCCTATGACGATGAAGAGAACGAGGCGAGAGAGATCAAGCCGAATGAGTACTGCAAGGTACGTGTTCAGAGAGACGAAAAGGCGATATCAGAGATCAAGCAAAGAGGTATTATATTTCAACAGCTAAAAGATTATTATAACAAGTAAGATTATGGAAGTACAAGGAACTATTTGCGTAGTGTGCCAAGCTGCGAGTGGCACAAGTGAGAGGACAGGAAACTCTTGGATGGCTCAGACGTATGTGATTGAGGTAACAACAGGCGATCACGGACAGTACAAAAGGAAGATGGCCTTTGAGGTGTTCGGAGAAGATCGTATCAAGCAGTTCAACCTACAGCCAGGCTCAAAGGTTAAAGTATTCTTCGACATCGAGGCCAACGAGTACGAAGGAAAATGGTACAACCGCGTCCGTGCGTATGCCGTAGAGAGTGCCGTAGGGCAACAGCAGCCCTACATGCCGCAATACAGCCAACCGCAGCAAGGTTACAGACAACAGCAACAGCAGGGAGGATATCAGCAGCAGCGACCACCTCAGAACGGATTCTTTCAGCCTGTTCAGCAGGGCTACCAACAGCCTGCAGGCTACTATCAGCCGCAACCGCAGGCACAGCAACCGTTTCCACCACAGGTTGATCCCGTGACAGGAGATCCATTACCTTTCTAAGACCATATAAGTAGTTGAATTTTCAGTGCCAGCGGTAAGGCGTATAAACCGATGACTTGGCGGGGAACAGCACCGCCCACATGGATAGGAAACTGAATAAACAGGAGCAATTCAGAGATAAGCTTGGCCTGAGCGCGGGTTCGACACCCGCCCTATCCGCAAAACGCTATCTTTTCGGTCTCCGTAAGGAGATATGCCAGATGCGCCCCTTGGCAATACGGCTGAGGGGCAATTTGTTTTTAGAATATATGAAGTTATTGTTATTAAATACCGTTCATGGCCTTGTGCCTCTCTATGATGAGGATTATGACGAGAAAAAGAAACTCATCATCGGTAAGGAATACAAGGCAGAGATCCGTCAGGCTCGCAATATAATGTTTCATCGTAAGTACTTCGGTATGCTTGATGCGGCATGGTCTCTTCTAAAGGAGAGTCAACGTATGTTCTTCGGTGGTGCAACTTATGGCGAGACATTCGGAAAAGAAGCTTTCAGACGTTCAGTACAGATCTCTGCAGGTTTCTTCGAGCCTATTTGGGACGTGAAGGGAAGATGCTGGCAGAAGTCCGTCAAGAGCATCGCTTTTGATAAGATGGACGAAACGGAGTTTGAGAAACTATACAAGGCTGTATATGATACGGTGATGGATCTTTTGGCCTTGAATGGTGTTTCAAGTCAGGACTTCGACATGATGATAGACAATTTCCAATGATAGGCATTTTGATTCATAAACTTATATAACAAACAGGTGTCATAACCTGTGTATAATTTTGAGTATTTGACTGCCTTGTCTGTGAAGATAGGGCAGTTTTTGTGTGATGAAATTTTGATCCTAAATATTAACCCAAGCTACGACCCTCTGGGCAACGGGAGGTGAGAGCCCTCAGATGTTATACCTTTAGATTTTTATTGCGGGTTGTAAAATACCCGCAAACGGGGCTGACATGGTATCAGGCAAACGATAAATTTTCTTTGAAGCCATAAGTAAAAAAAGCGGTCTGACTGGTTCGAGTCCAGACAGCCCCACTAAATATGAATGACATGAGTAAAAGAAAAGATTGGACTGGCAATAAGTCCTCAGTATTCAAGACGATAGGAGCAAGTAATCATACCGACCATGATCGGCAGAGTGAGGATTACTATGCTACTGAGCCAGCTGCAACGGACTGGCTTTGCAAGTTGGAGCATTTCAGCAGTCCTATACTGGAGCCTTCATGTGGTGAGGGTCATATCTCCCGCCAGCTGATTGCACACGGCTATGATGTCGTAAGCAGGGATTTGGTGGATCGTGGTTATGGAGAGGTAGCCGATTTCCTCTTCTTCAATAATGAAAAGTGGGATGGCGATATCATTACAAACCCTCCCTATGCCTTGGCACAGCAGTTTGTGGAGAAAGCCTTGCAGATGGTTGAGGATGGCCACAAGGTTGCGATGTTTTTAAAGCTGACTTTCCTCGCAGGGCAGAGTAGGAGAGCGTTGTTTAAAAATACCCCCCCCGTCGGGTTTGGGTCAGCAGCAGCCGCCTGAAATGCGCCATGAATGGGGATTTTGAGGCGTTCGGTAGTAGTGCCGTAGATTATGCGTGGTTTGTATGGGAGAAAGGATTCAAAGGGTGTCCTGAGATCCGCTGGTTTAATTAGTAAATAGGATGAAAGCTTATGTTTGTATTTGGTATGGCCGTCGGCATTGTTGTTACGATCATTTTAGAGATCGCTTTGGTGTGCTGGTTAATTTTCAGAAGATAAGTATTCATGGAAGGTATAAAGTTAGGTAAAGAAGTGTTAGGTATTACGGATATCAACAGCTCTATGAATATGACATCTGGAACTATTGATATCAAAGTAACTTCTAAGCTTGGTGAACTGAATATAATTGGTTTGGATCATGGTGCATTGGTGATTAAATGCGCCAACGGAAGAATAAGGCTTATTGCCCTTACTGATCTTGTAGATCTCGAAGAAGTTGATAGAGAGGATTTAGATTATGAAGATAAAGATTGAAGCTGAGGTGATGCCGACGATGGGCGGTCTTGTCACCTTCCATACAAAGCTGTGCCCTTATGGTTTGCCTGGCATTCTAACAGGAGGTACTGCCACCGTAGGCAGTAGTAGCTGTAAGATGTGTTCCTATCATGGTGGAGAACAGAAAGACGACGTAGGTCAGGATTGTGTAATATGTAATCACGATTAGTTATGGCATTTCCCAATAATTTTGTAAGGCGTGGTAAGTATAACAATAAGAAGGTTGTGCGTCACGGAATTAAGTTCGACAGCGAAAAAGAGGCTGATCGTTACGATTTCCTTTTGGATTGTCAGAGTCGTGGGCTCATTACTGAGTTGAAGCGTCAGGTGCAGTTTATTCTTCTTCCTGATGAATACAAGGAGTTTCCCACACAGCTTAAAACGAAGATCAGGTATGATCGTAAGCGTGTGTTTATTGGTGAGAAATACAGGGCTGATTTCGTTTATTTCCATGTCGCTAAACAGGTGCATGTGGTCGAGGATGTGAAAGCCAGTCCAAAGATGATCCCAAAGGATTACCAGCTGAAAGAAAAGATGATGCACTCCCTGTTGCATATTGATATCCATAGAGTTTACAAACCAACAGAACCGATATAACATGAATGCAGAAGAATTGCTGGAGCAGTTCGTTACCGAGGTGGAAACGATGCTCGAAAATCAAAAGACGTACTACAAGGAGCCGAAAGACTCCCCGAATAAGTATCCTCTTCTGATAAAGTCGAAGGTACAGGAAAAGAAGGTGCGCGAAATGGTGCAGAATTACCGTGACGAGCAGCGCAAGAAGCGTGAGCCGTCGCTATTCCCTGATTGATATTATTATTTCAATAAACAATTAAATATATTAGATTTATGTTACAAGACATCAAAGATTATTGCCCAGACGTGATTAATTTCGTTCTGAGCGATGAAGTGAAAGAGAAGTTTGCGGAAGTCCTCGTGCTCTTCAAGGGTGCAGACAATGTGGACGAGGTGATCGAGAAGGTCAACGAGTACTTTAATGCAGAGTTCCCCACTAAGGAGGTGGCACGTCGTTTCATCGACGAGTTCGAGATCACCAATATTCGTGAGGAATATGCGAAGATCGTTGAGAACGAGCTGCCTGATGCAGAGCGTGAGCTGCTGGATGCCATAGAGCAGGCCAAGCGTTTGAAGAAAGAGGCCGAGGATGCTCTTCTTTCAGTCCGCAACCGTATCAAGGAGCTTGCAGCCCGTGTCAAGGATGGCAAGGAGGATTTCAAGCTGTCAAGCAAGAATACCTTCCGTATCGCCCTGTACGGTCATTACCTGACATATTCGTGGGTTGACGGTGAGATCAAGCTTGTAAAGGCTGAGCGTGTACCCGATTGGGATAAGAATAAGATTTGGGCTCAGGAGGATCGCAACCGTAAGGGAATGGAGGAGCTGTTTGGCGTGAAGTTCCCAGAGGTTGAGAAACCAAAGACGGAAGAAAAGCCCGAAGATGAGGTGGAATCTGCAGGCGATGGTGATCCTGATGATATCGGTGATAGTGCAGAGGATGAAGATGAAGAATAAATCATTGATAACGGGTACAGGTACGGCTTAACGGCCAACCTGTGCCCTTTATGTCGAGATAATGGAAAGGTTTACATTACGACCATATCAGAGAGCAGCCAGTGACGCAGCAGTAAACGTCTTTATGAAGAAGAGCCGCTTTCAGAAGAATGGTCTGCTTGTACTCCCCACAGGTGCAGGCAAATCTCTTGTGATATCGGATATCGCTTCAAGGATAGATGCGCCTTTACTGGTGTTTAACCCGTCGAAAGAGATATTGGAGCAGAATGTAGGAAAGTTCCAGGCTTATGGCATTTGGGATTACGGTGTATATTCCGCTTCTGTCAACCGCAAGGATATCAACAGGGTTACATTTGCCACCATCAAAAGCGTGATGAACCATAAGAAGGATTTTGCCCATTTCCGATACGTCATTATTGACGAGTGCCATCAGGTCAATTCTCTGTCAGGTCAATATAAGGAGTTTATAGAGGCAGAAGATCGCTGTGTCATCGGTCTGACGGCCACACCGTACAGACTTAGCAGGGGTCTGAATGGACTTCCTATGCTGAAATTCCTCACTCGTACACGTCCGAGGATATTTCAGTGCCTTTTGTATTATTGTCAGATATCTGACCTTCTGTATCAGGGCTATCTTGCAAATCTGACCTATTACGATCTCACCAATAAGACGGCTTTCGATATAAGCCGAGTACGCACCAACTCAACAGGTGCAGACTTCGACGAGCGATCCATGAGGGCAGAGCTTGACCGATGTGGATTCAGTAATGAGCTTTCGGGGTGGGTGCTTAGGGTGCTCAATCCGAAGAAAGGCGAACCCCGTAAGGGTGTATTGGTCTTTACCCAGTTTGTCAAGGAGTCTGAGCAGCTTGTGAGGGAGTTGTCACGTAAAGGTATCAAGGCGGCTGTGGTATCTGCAGACACACCGAAACAGGAGCGCGAACATATACTGAAAGAGTTCAAGGAAGGTCGTATCAGGGTCGTTTCCAATGCAGCAACGCTTACGACAGGTTTCGATTATCCTGAACTCGATACGGTCATTATGGCGAGGGCTACCATGTCGCTGTCTCTGTGGTATCAGATCGTAGGCCGTGCCATCCGTCCGTACCCAGGAAAGAAAGGCTGGATAGTCGATTTGTGCGGGAATATAAAGAGATTCGGACATGTCGAAGATCTTCGTATAGAGTGCGAAGAGCCTAATTCTGGTAGATGGATGGTGTCGTCTAAAGGAAAGCAGCTTACTAACGTTCCAATGTTCAGGTGATATGGCTGCAAGAGGAAAAAAGCCCAAGAAGGCTGAGGTTAAGAACGGGAAATGCTATGACTGTGCGAAAGCTTACCTCATGCAGTCGGAGAAATGTAACCCTATTGTAGCCAAGTGTACTGTTACAGGCGAACGATGGGTAGCCTCGATGACACCTGAATGTGGTAAGTTTGATCAGCGTGAAGGTGAAGCGGAAATACACCCGATGATATTCTTAAACATGAAATAATTATGGATATTCCACAATATGCCCTTGATGCTGCCAGCGACTTCGTGAAGTCGTGCGGTGGCGATGCCAATTCTTATAATGCCTTTCTTAAAGGTTTCGAGCTTGCGAATAAGTACAGGCGTAAAGACGGCCATGTTTTGAAGCCGATCAACGATGAATATACCTTTGAAAGATGGTGGAACCTGTACGATCACAAGGTAGGCCGTGACAACTGCGAGGTAAAATGGCACAATCGGATGACAAAGGCAGAGAGAAAGGCCGCTACAGAACATACGCCCATCTATGTCGCAAGAACACCAAATAAGGAATTTCGGAAGCATCCATATACTTACCTCAATCAGAAGTGTTGGAATGATGAAGTTAAGCCTGTTGCCATGACTGCTAAGGCTGATGCTGGTAAGTTCATGGAGTACTTCAATAAGGTGTTTGAATACACCGATATCCCTAAACTCTCCGAAATGACAGAAGAGCGTACAGCCAAGCTCAATTACATATACAACACATATCCAAAAGATATCCTCTCAGTGCTTGATAAAGTGAAAGATTCGAGGCACCTTACAGGAGAGGACGGAAAGGGCTTTATAGCTACTTTCGAGTGGATTTTTACACCAAAGTATTTCATCCAGATAAAGGAAGGTTATTTCGATGAATGAGAATTATAATTATACAACTATTCACAACAAGGATCTTGAATATACGATCCTGAGCAATCTGATGAACTATCAGAATCTGTATCCTCAATATCAGGAAATGCTTTCTGTTGACCTGTTTGAATATCCGTCATGTAAGGGTACGTTCATAGCTATCAAGGCTATATCGGAAGATGGAGATATGCCTGATCTGCTAACTGTCAACATGTACCTGTCTAAGAATCCCATAAAAGATGCTCCAGATGCTGCAGAGCTTTCTGTCATCTATAGCTTCACTGTAACATGTGTGAACTTTGAGAGAGATCTTTCCGTATTGGTTGATATGGCAAAGCGTCGCAGATATTGGAAGTTTGCGGAAAACCTGATAAAACTCAGTCTTGATCCCACTTCTGATATGTCCGAAGCAGACAATCATATAGAGGCGTTACGTGAGGAAAGTGTCAAGCATACCTCTGGTGTATATGACATGAAAGCCATCAATGACGCACTTACGGAGCGCGTAGCTCAAAATACCGTCGATGAGAAAGCCAACATGATAACTACAGGTTTCAAGTTCATAGACGAAAAGGGAGGCTTTCAGCTGACCGATCTCAATATCATAGGCGGTGCTACTTCGATGGGTAAGACAACCCTTGCGCTGAACATGCTTGTGAACGGTGCAAAGAGCGGAGTGCCGAGTATGTTCTTCTCTCTTGAAATGACTATCGAGCAGGTGGCCGCAAGAATAAATGCACCCATCAGCGGTGTGTCATCGTCACTTCTCCTTTTTAAGAAACTGTACACCAGTCAGCTGCGTGACTTCGAGAAGGCAAAGGCTGAGAGTAATGCCCTGCCGATCTATATAGACGATTCTTCAAAGGATATTGAGACCATAAAGAGCAAGATCCGATCTATGGCCTTGAAGAAGGGGGTTAAGGTGTTCTATATAGACTTCATGCAGCGTATTTTGAAACCGAAGTATATGAGGGAGAGCGAGGCTTCTTTCTATGAAAACCTGAGTAATGATTTGAAGAACCTTGCCAAAGAGTTGAAGGTCTGCATCGTTCCCCTTACACAGCTTAACCGTGAGGCGAGAAATGAGGATCCGCGCCCGACACTGCAGAAGATCAAGGCTTCAAGCGGAATTGAGCAGGCTGCAGATAACGTCATATTCATCTACCGCCCTGGCTACTATGGAAAAAGGCACAAGTTTAGACCCGAACTCGATCCTGATAATTCGGCTGAGATCATAATCGATAAAGGCCGTAACTACGGGAAGGGCTCAGGATATGTGGGTTATAAACCCGAATTGAGTCTGTTCTATGACTTAGACGCTGGTGTGCCTGAGTCTGTGACGAGTGCCCCTAAACAGAAGGAATTACCATTCTAAAAATATGAAGCTATGAAAGTGATTAAAGTGTCATTTAATGTAACTATCGAGCGATCAGAAAATGATATAACAGAAACAAAACTGAGAAAGGATATGGAGCGAAATGCCCTTATCTATAGTCGAAATAACGCATTGTGTGTTGATAACTTGAAACTGGAACAAATAGGAGGTGATATATGAATGAGGATATTACATACTGCAATGGTATAGGATGCGCCATAAGGGAAAGTTGTTGGCGATATACGGAAGGGCTGAGACTTCGGAACTATAATAATCTCTGGTGGATGAATGACTGCGGAACAGAAAGAGACATGTACACAACTACTAAATAAAATGGTATGAACTCACTATTTGAAAATGATGAAGCCTATCAGCAGGCCATCGTAAAACCCAAAAGAAAGCTCGTTAGGAATCTTTCAGGCCGCTTTTGTACGCCAGAAGATCGTCGTATAGAAATGGTGGAGAAAGAGAATAGGGTATTGAGGCATAAGGTCGAAATGTACAAGCGCAATTGGTTCTCAGAGTCGGATCGTGCCACACGAAAGGACAGGGAGAATATGGAGCTTAAAATGAGGCTGGAGATATGCCAAAGCGATCTGAATAATCTAAGGAAATCCATTAGAAAGAAAAGAAGTGCAAAATGAGTTATGGGGAATTGTCTCTCCCTCCTTTAAGGACTGGAGTAAACAAACTGAACGGACGCTTCACAAAAGGACATGTGCCAGCCAACAAGGGTAAGAAATGGAGCGATTATATGGGTAAGCGTGCTCAGAAGCGTGCTGCAAAGGGATGGAAAAACCTCGATCTTCACCGTAACAAGAATGGTCGGCCAGACACTGCTGGACGTTGCAGAAAGAAGGTAGTTGCGGTATTGGACGATGGGTCGTGGCTTGTGTTTTCATATTTGACACCTGCTGCCGAATGGATAGGAGGAAGTCGGGAAAACGTAGGACGCTGCTGTCGCTTGAATGAGTCCCTAAAGGAACTTCATAAGCCAAACGGAAAGCTGACAGGCCGAGTGAATACAGATCATCGGTACATGGGAGTCCGTTTTTACTTTGAGAGCGACAATACATGGTTGAAGAAAATCAAATGAATGACAAAAGAAAGTAAGTAACCAAGCGTCCGACCACAGACGAGACCCGCGAGAGGCATCCGCAAGGGTGCTCTTCGTTTTGTTATCAAGAATTGGAGAATTATATGACACACGCATCAGTATTCAGCGGAATAGGAGGCCCCGAAGTCGCAGCGACCATGCTGGGCTGGGAGAACCTGTTCCATTGCGAGATTAACCCGTTCGGGCGCAAGGTGCTCGACTATTGGTACCCAAACAGTAAAAGTTATGAAGACATTACACGAACAGACTTCACAGAGTGGCGCGGACGAGTGGACGTGCTCACTGGCGGCTTTCCGTGCCAGCCTTTCTCTTACGCCGGGCGACGAAGAGGCGCGGAGGATGACCGCTACCTCTGGCCGTCAATGTATCGCGCCATCGACGAAATCCAGCCCACTTGGGTTGTGGCTGAGAACGTT